GTGTCCGACACGGAGCCTTTGCCCTTTTTACGTGGATACAGCGCCCAAATGGATTCAAAAAACGCGCTCAAATCGCCATTACTTATTAGTTCTTTATCTATATCTCTTTCTTTATCTTCTTCTATTTCTTCTTCTGTTGCGTTACAGTGCGTTACAGGTAACGTTACAGTAACGTTACAGGAAGATAATTCCTTTTGTTTTGCTCTGTGATTTGCAACTCTTTTCCGCGTCTGCTCCCTTATTTTTGTTAGACCGTCAACGTTCTGATACTTCTCCCAATTAGTAACGCAGAGAAATGAATTGTATACAGTAATCATCTCTAACTGCTGAAAAGTATCGAGCGCAAGCCGAACAATCGGAAGTGGAGTATCAAATGCGGTTGCAAGCGTTTCCTCTGTGTATGGGATTGCTTTTGTGACGTAAATCAGACCGTTGTCGTTTGTTTCTCCGGCGAGGCAAAGAAGCTGAAACCATGTCACAACAATTTCGGAACCTTCCGGCATTTTTCGAATTAGTTTGATTTTTCGGTTATCGAAGATGTCAGTAACAATTTTGATCCACTTGACTTCTGCCACCGTACCGCCTCCTTACCGCCGTTCAGGCTTTGACATATCTCTCGCCGTTGACAATGACTGCGACCGGCTTCTCCGGTTCCTGCGGAGGGGTGTAACCTTCAAGGACGACGTATTCATACATATCAAGAAGCGTTACAGGGCCATCGCCCTCTGCTCCGTAACATGTCCCCCTTTTTGTCCTTACATATACCCGGCCCACTTCAAAGCCTGGGTCTCTTATGACTTTGCATATTTCTCTGGCTGTGACACCTATCGAATCTGAGGTCACCTTGATATATTCCCCAACCTTCGCCGCCCTTTTGACTTCGCGATAGGCGGGCTTGTCCTGTGAAAACGGGTCAACATCGAATAGCCTTGCAAGCGCAATTCGTGCGCCCTCGTACTGGTCGAATGTGTCGGAGGGATTGCATGTAGCCGTGGCTGTGTTGAGCGTGTTTTTACCCTCTCTGAGCTTGGCGGTTGTGGTGGTGCCGTCGTTTGTGATGAGAATTACACTGTGCCTTTTGTCGCCAATCTTGATATAATTTTCATCCAAATAACCAAATGTAAAAAAGCCGGATTCTTTAGACAAATTGCATCCGTGTTTTGAAAGATTTGTTATGGTTGACACAAGCCCAACATAACTAAGCGGGCCGTTTCCGGGGCGAACTTTCTTTATCTGGTCTCCTTCTGAATATTTCATATCATTTTCCTTTCTTAAATTCGCCCCGACCAACCGCAGCCGACACGCCGGGGCATTTAAAACTTGTTTTAATAACAAACAAAATCTTGCTGCGCAATTAAAATAAACGATGTATTTTTAAAATTCGTCCCTCTGGCTACTGCGGTTAAGGCAAGCCGTTTGTGGGGACTAGGGGCCTTTAAAATGGGAGAGACTTTTCATCGTCTGGATCAAGTTCATTAAATTGTGCTGTTGTAGGCGGCATATCATAATTCGGAATCGTAGGCGGCGCGGAATCATTGTCTTTGCGGGAATCGCCGAAATAAACGTTGTCCGCAACGACTTCGGCGCTCTTGCGCTTGTTACCTTCTCTGTCCGTCCAATCCCTAATCTGCAGCCGCCCTTCGGCAACGGCCATCCTGCCCTTGCTGAAAAACTTGCTGACAAATTCTGCGGTGGACCTCCAAGCTACCACGTCCAGGAAGTCAACGCCCTTCTCGCCGCTTTCTTTGCTTTTAAAGTCACGGTCAACGGCAAGGGTAAATGATGCAACGGGAGTGCCGCTTTGCGTGTGACGTAATTCCGGGTCCCTAACGAGGCGTCCCATGATGATAATTCGGTTAAGCATTACTGCACCTCACCAAAAAAGTTTGCTTCTGCTGCGTCGCCGGAAACTGGCTCAAAATTAACGTCAACCGCTTCCGGTTGAGTGCTGTTTGGCGTGTCAGATTCAACGTATTTCATGCTGCCGTCTTCCTGCTGCTCCGCAACGACATCGGATTCGAACGCTTTCTGCATATCGATGGACATAATGCCCCACTTGGAAATAAGCTGCCGGAGCATCGTCTTATATGCCATACCGTCAAAGTCCTTACTCCAAAATGTCCAGCTCGCACCCTTCTTTTTGTCTGCGGCATAGCCTTTGGAATATTTTAGGGCGTGGGCCTCCATCTTTTTGTGGCTCCAATAGAGAGTTTTTCGGAACCCGTTGTGATATTCAAACATGGCATAATAGCCTGTTGCCGTAGCAGCCTCACGCTTTTCTTCATCGTCGATCAAATTGACCTCGATTGTTTCCTCTAATGGGTCATACTTGACAAGTTCGCCGTCTTTAATTGAAAGGACGTTAATCTTCTTGTAATAGCCGGAGCGGATTGCAAGCTGTATGTATCCCTTATACCCAAGTTGAAACTGTGCTACAGTAATGCCACGTTCTGTATCATCGTATGGAACCATATAGTATTGCCCTAACTGCGGGGATGGAGAAAGCTTCAAAGTCTCGCCCAGAAGGGCGGCAGACAAAATGCTGGCATGGTCACACTTTGCAAGAGCAGGATTTGTACTTACCGCAGACACGATAGCTGTAATGAAGCGCGGGCCGTCCTTGCTGCCGACTATCTGATTGACCTTGTTTTTAACCGCATCTGCTGTGAGATATGTGGAAAATGTGGTCTGTCCCTGTTTTTTTGCCAAGCTGTTATTAACTGCCATTAATTTGCCCTCCCATATTTGATGCTGTTGGATTTTAGAAATGCGCCCAGAGCGGAAAGCTGTTCATCCGTTGCCCATACGCGGAAAACGATTTCATGAATAGCCGGCTCCGCGCTTTTTACGGGTTGAATATCAGCAATTTTCTGCTCTTCAATTGTGACCATAGCCGCTGATTCTTCTTTTTGCCTTGCTGCATACTCTTCCATCTTTGCCTTTTGCTGCTCCAGCCGCGTCTTTTCGTTTAAAGCGGCAGACAGATCAAGCGTGCGCAAGTACATATCCTTTACTTGCAACTCAAACTCACTGTTGAGGTCTGCGATAGTCTGCAAGTCTGCGGTTGCCCTGGATATAGAAAGGTCTATTGCATCGTAACAATCTTTGATTTTGAAGCTGGAATTGAGCCATTTGTCGGAGAAAATGCGATCTAGCGGCAGAAGCTCCGAGAGACCTCCTATATGCTCGTCATAGTATGCTTTAATTTGCTGACGCTTTTCCTCTTTTTTGGACTGCTCAAAAGCCTTTACCTGACCGTCGATAGCAAGAACCGGGGCATCAATGAGAGCCGTTAGCTCCTTGATCTTTTTTTCAAACGCTTCATAGGGGGCAAGGCATTGTTTCTTAACCTCTTTACGTTTTGCCTCGATAGCATCTCTGAATTTATTTAAGTTTGCGCGGTCGGTCTTGGCATCCCTGATCGTTTCCTCCGTATAAACCAAGCCCTGATATTGAGCAAGCCTTGCGGTCATTTCCTGCCGGATTTCCTCAAAGTTAAAGTCGATTGCCTTTACAAACTGATCTTCCTGCGGGGAGTAAATTACAAGCTCCATAATCGTCCTTTCTCAAATCGGCGGGAGAATCAAATTAGGCTTTATGCCCCTCTCCACGCAGTTCCAAAATTTGATTTCTTCTTGCAACAGCCACTCCATATCTTCCAATACCTCGTTGCGCTCGATATGGTAATGCCGAGTATTCAGGCGGATTTCACCGTTTCCATAAACAGTTTTTAGTTGCGCTTTTAAGACTGCAAACTCAAAGCCGGTAGCTAAAAACTGGTGGAGAACCTGACAGTAATAATTGTCCGGTATTTTATCCCTCCAATTCTCGTACTGCATAGAGCGCAGAATTTCGGTTGTCTTAATTTCCAGAATGCCTTTCTGTGATTCATCACGCTCAATCAAACGCCCGTCAAGCGTTGCAAATATGAACGGGTATTGTTCGTTGTAGTGCATATCAAACTCGTCGTACTCAACTATGTATTGCGGGTAGTCTAGCGCAAACAGTTCGCGCAACGGGCGCTCCGCGTCTATGCCGTATTTGACATATGGCTTTTCAGATATATCCTCCGCTTCCCTACAGCCTGTTTTTTCTTCCCAAAGCTGCACATTAGTCTTGTATGGGTTCATGCCAACAACCGCAGAAGCGTCAGATGCGCCTATGCCTTTCTTCCGAAGCAGCAACCATTCTTCACGGGTCACGCTTGTTTAACGCCTCCTTGCATTCAGGATGATAAGGACGCCCTATATCGTCCTCGCAGCATTCGTATTCGCTGTATATTTCGCCATTGCATAAGGCGCAGCGGTCAACAGGCGCGGCCTGCTGTTTGTCACGACACATTATTTAACCTCTTTGCCAGAATCTTTCCGTAAACACCGCATTCGGAAAGCGGAACCTCACGCAAAACTTTGATTTCGGATGTGCGAACCTTTCCATCCGTATTAATGGGCATTACAATGTTGGAAATTTTCGTTTCAACCTCTAAGATTGCAAGGTCGTTCCAATCATCACCAAATTGCAACGCCCAATTCAGATGCGAAATATGAATGCCAAAACTGCAATCTCTGGATGTGTCGGTGTCGCATCTTTCTTTTGCTGCGCTTCCAACTTGATATGTAAAACTTGCGGCATGGTGCGAACAATAAGCGCCGTCACGCTTATGTACGGCCTTATAAAATGTGGCCTTTGTTTTGGTGTGCTTAATGCCGTAAAAATCCATAAATTCATGAATGGTCTTTGGCATGCAGACAATTCTGGCGTTTCCTGAAACTTGAATTTTTCCATTGATCTGTCTGTCAACTATCTGGGCATTGGCATTAGCCACGACTGAACTGTTTCCCCAAGCCACGACTGAACTGTTTTCCCGAGCCTCGACTGAACTGTTTTCCCAAGCCACGACTGAACTGTTTTCCCAAGCCTCGACTGGGAAATAATAACGATTGGTTACGCGCACCGTTGCGGTACATTTGATATATATTCTGCCTTTGTAATCAAGCGGAATGTCGTTCATTTCAGCCTGATTTGTAACTGTAACCTCGCTTAATTTGCTATAATCTTTTGCAGCCACTTGACAACCTTCTTTCTCCTGCGTATAATGCAGGTGGTTAGTTTTT